ATTATAGATTTAGGGTCGCTAGATATATCTAATGGGTATCTAAGCACATCAGATTTAACTTTCAGCAATAGATCCTTTTCCCACCAGAAGATCGCTCTTTCAAATGGAGAGTTAAATACTTCTGGGTATTCACCTTGTACTGCTGACAAATGCTTGTGTCCTTCCGGTATCAAGGCTTCTCGCATACTGTATAAGGTTTCTTTGTCCTTAGATGAGATAACGGTTAGCCCTCTATCTTCATACTCCTTCTTTAGCTCTTTATTAGCGTTGGTGTATGGAGATCCACTAAGGCAGACTACATCATTAACAAAGGCCTCTTCTCCCTCAACAATCAAAGAATGTGCGGCGGTCCCAAACTTCATAGCTGGTGTCGTCTCGTGTTCTTCTTCAAATGCATGGAGCTGGCTTTGTCCAAACCTTCTTATGTTTGATGATGATATGCCTGGAGCTTCATGATAAAAGTTATGTTCCATATCTGGAAAATAAACTGCGTCTCCCAAGATTACGTGTTCTTGGTTTTCTAATATTTCTGGTAGTTCGTTCATTTGGTTTCTCCGTTTATTATTTGTATATCTCCATCACATGTTTGCAATAAATCTTTAGATTCATTTTTCCATACATGAACAAACTCTGGTGCGGCTTTTGAATCTTCTACATATATGGTTATGTTTCCAACCTTTATATATGCAGAAACATCTGATCTTTTATCAATTTCTATCATGATGCCTCCTCTAGTTTATTAAGTGCATCAGTAAGTTCTTTGACGCATTGGGTTAGTTCAGATATGTTTGTCTGAAGGTGAAACAAAGTATAGTTTAATTTATCCTTTGTAAGCTCTCGTTCTACATGATCATGTAGATTATTGGTGGATGTCTCTATAATAGCATCCAGGTCTGTTGTTATATCCATAGTACTCTCCTAAAGTATTTACTGATAAAATATGTAAATTGTATTTTAGGATAAAAAGTATATAATGTCTACACTTAGTAATTTAGGAGGTTACACATGAGTAGAGATGCAGATAAGTACGTAATAATGGATGAGGACACTATAATCGGGTGTCGCATTCATGGTGATTTTTTGTCTACACCTTTTGAACACCTACAAGGTTTTGGGTGTCCTATATGTAGGCATGAAGAAGTAATGAAGGTTATAAAGGATATGAATGACCGTTTAGACTATTGTATTGAGCATGAGTCTAATGCGGCAGATAATCATGCTCAAATACAAGCTGATAGTTACTCTATGATACTTCATGAGATGTATGGCAAGACAAAGAAGATCTTGGATGAATATCAAGAGATTCGGGGCAAAACTAAGGTATAGTTCATATATGACATTAAAAGTAGTGCCTATAAAGGATAAGATGGCTCGTCCTACCCTCCAGGAGACGGTAGAACGGCTAAATAGTATGTTCAAAGGATATGAACAAAGAGGTGAAGATAAACTCACCGTAGTTCTATCAACACTAAGCTATTGCATCTGGAATCTACAGAAGATTACAGAGGACGATCAAACCACACTTAGTCTGATAGATGAGATCCTTAATCAATACATGGAAGTAGATAGGCACGAAAGCGTGTTTAATAACTACGTTTTGTTTGAGGCTTTAACGCCAAAAACGGGTAAAGATGATGACTAAAACATTATTGTCCTATTATTGTCATAAATGTATGACGGTCAAAAAGCCTTTAACTAGGCGGGTTTCGGGATTATTTTATTTTTTTCATTTTTGTCACAGGAAAATAGAGAAAACAGTATAAAAATATAACAAATATCTTGACTGGATAATTCCAGGTAAGGTATCCTCTCCATACACTTTAGGGTAATGTGGGGGTAGGTATATATAACTACTTTGTCTCTAAACTGCTAAATACATATGGGATATAGAAAAAACAAACTTGAATATGAACCCATCCTAGCTCCAGAAGAGGAAGCTCCCATTGAATACGCTAATCTAGACAACTCCCTTAATCGCAGACAACGAAACTTTATATGGCAAGCCGTTAATAATCCTCGGCTTTCTCTCGTAGAGTGCGCTCATAAAGCTGGCTACAAGGATGCCAGACAATCAGCTAATAAACTTATGAATCATCCCGTTATACGCAAGGAGTATAACTATTTGATGAATGAGGCTAAGAAGAAGTATGAGCTGAATTATGATCGGGCAGTTCAGGATTTATATGATATTAGAGACAAGGCCTTAGAAGCCGGGTCCTTTAATGCGGCTATCTCGGCCCAGAACAGTCTTTTGAAAGTCGGGGGTCTTATTGTTGATAGGAAGGAGGTTATGTTCGGGAAGATAGATCAAATGAGTCGGGAGGAGGTTGAGAAACGCCTGGAACAGTTGATGGGGAGTATAACGGTTGAAGATCCAGACAAGCTTCCAGATCCAGGGGATCCAGTTGAGATGGTAGATGAAGCGGATACTTTGGAGGCATTAGAGGAAGAGGACTTACAGACTGCAAGCCCTCAAGAGGTTGTAGGGGAAATTATTTCTGATTAGGTCTATCTAGCACAAAGATAAGTACGTATAAGAACAACGCTATAAAGAATAAGGTACTCATGGGGTTGTGGTACTCGCTAGACACATACTTTTAGGAGAGTAGAGAAGTTTTGGAATCAAAACTAACAAGCACCACTCTCGCATCATATAGTTATTACGGTTATATATCAACTTAGCTTTCCTTTTGAGTCATGCAATTGTTAGGTATGTCATAAGTTTCTATTGTTTCTGTTTCTGTATCTGCACACCAACGCGGTACTTCAACTTCACTTTCTTCTTTACCTACTTTTCTTATATTTCCTATCCAAGTTTCCTTTTCTCCGTCTATATCTACTGATATTTCACACCATCCTGTTTTTAATTTAGCCATTAGCTTTTCTCCTTATCTTTACGGTTTTTATAAGCTTGCAGTTTGATCTTCCACCTTTTAGGTAAACTACGTTTCCTTTCAGGGTGCATACTGTCAGGGTCTTGTTCCCATTCTTTATAAGCCTTTGTTAAATCCATTATTAGACTCCTTTATCTCTTCTAGTTCATCTTCTGAAGTAACTTCTGCAATAAACGAACAATCAACATCTCTTTTTAATTGAAATAGTTTTACTGTTCCGTCAGGGTTTTGCAGTTCATTACCTTCATCATCTACTTTATAGAATTGTATATCCCAAACACAAATATCATAATTTTCCATTATCTATCTCCTATTTATTTATGAGCCAAGTTTCAAAACGAATCCAAGCCTCTTTGCCTAAGTAAAACGGTATAACAAATATAACTATACTTAAACATAAGAGGCCTATCGTTGAGAAGAATATAACGTCTTGAATAGCTCTAAGGTTATTCTTCATTATCGGACTCCTTACATTTAGGACATTCAACATCAGAGCCAGCTACAAATAAGTTATCAAAGATAAACTTCTTTGGCTCTGTTATATCTTGTGGTTTTTCCATTTCAGTTCCACACTCTGCACACATATATTTCATTAGTTACTCCCTCCAAATTTTTTTGGATAATTGTTCTAGCAAATCAAATGTTTTAAAGATTGAATCCCAATCTCCTTTTGTTGCCTTCCATTCTTTTAGAACGTGGTCAGGAGATTCAGAATGCCTAACGGTTATTACGCCGTTAGACAATTCTACGTTTATGCCAGCACTTCCTAGCTCTTGGATATTTTTACTCATGCTAAACTCCCTTCTAATTGTTGTTCGTCAATATTGACGGTAAAAACTCTCTTACCGTTATCCTCTTCTTTGTCATACTTAAACCTATTAAGTGGGTCAGGGTTGTTCAAGTAAACTTCTACATCTGAGATAACTCCATCAAACATATCAAGCACTACATAAACTTCTTGTGGGTCATAGTCAGGGTGATCTTCTGTCTTATGTGGAGACACGCCACTAGCTCCACAATCAGGACACTCATCATCAACTGAACAGTTATAAGCATCTTCCCATTCATAACCACATTCATAGCACTCGTAATGGTTAAGATACTTAGCCTCATATTTATTTCTGTTCCAAGGATTACTTATTAATGGTGTTTTACCTATAGGCATTATTTCTCTCCTGTTTTTAAATCTACTTCTAAATCGTTGTTGTAGATCACATTATGAGTTTCTATAACTTCTTTTATTTCTCTTAATAGTCTATTTATGTGTCTAGCTGATTTTGATCTAGCCTTTTCTAAATGTTCCATATAGGCTACTTGATCTTTAGTTTGATGATAAAGAGCTATCTTTTCAGAATGCTCTATAGGTAGATCATAAGAATTTCCGTACTTTTTACGGCTACCTCTCCCTCTAGCTTTGAATTGATAACGTTCTTTATTGGCTACGGTCATTAAATATTCTAATACTTCAATTCCGTTGGTGAGGGGAGTTTCTAGCTCCCCTGTTGGTATATCAAAAGTATTACGTCTAATGTGTTTAAACTTATTATGTTCAACAAATTTAGATTTCATTATTTCTCTCCTACTTGTTTTATGAAATGAAGATCAGTTAGTAATGAGAAGTCATCAACTTCAACATCATAACTGCCGTTAGGTAGACTGATATATGAAGTCTCGGCGTAGTACCAAGCATCATCTTTAAATAGATATACCCATTCAATATCAAAATTGATGTCCATAATGAACGCATGAAATGAATGGTATGTTGTGGGTGGGTCTTCATGGACTCTGCGCAGATTAGATTTCTCTACGGTTTCTTCAAGCCCTGATTGATAGCCGTTGTCTACTAAGGCTCTAGCTTTTTCTTTGGTGTTGTAATGCTCGCTAAGTATTACTCCGTTACCTTGTGGGTAGCCGTCATAATGACAATACATACTAACGATCTTCCCGTCTGATTTTTTGTAAGCGATATTGCTCCTTGTTCCCATAATTACTCTCCTATAAGTTTGTGTGGGTTAATAAAGTGGTAGTTTTTTAGTTACGAAGATAACTACCAACTCCTCCAACGGCTACTTTAACTATAGGTCTTTTAAGTGTCCGTCAACACTACAGTTTCGGTTTTGGTTAGTCTTAAACTATTAAAGAGACTAGGCCTGTTACAGTTTAGTTATTTAGAGTCGATAAATTGTACGCACTTGCTCAAAACGACATAGTTAGATTACCAAATGTATCCACTATATGCAACAACTTTAGGTTACTAAATGTAATACGGTTTTATAGTTCTATTTACGCATATGCTGGAAATTGGAAAGTTAATCGCATCTGCCCTCTCTCTCGGCCTCTCTCCCATATAAAAGCAAGGCATAAATCGGGTCGGGGTCGGGATTAGCTAATAGGCCAGACGGTTATCGGGTTCGGGTTTGAATAACACATAACACAAATGAATTAACCCCCCCCTGGGAGCTTCTGGACGGAGCTGGAAGCAGGTAGTATTCGGGTCGGGTCGGGGCTTTCTTTTCGGGGTCGGGGGAAGGTTTGTGATGCTTGGTGCATAACACATAATAACACACCAGAGCTGGGACTGGGACGGCAGGAAGCTGGTAAGCAGGTCTGGTCAAGCTCTAAATTACTTACCTAAATATGTATACAAACTGTAACCATTTATATATAATGAAAGCTCATTAACAAATACCTATTAGGAGGGTAATTATGAAAACCAATAAAGCAGAAAGAGAGGCAATCGCCTCTAAGTTCATCAAGAGGATGAAAGAAAAGTTAGTCTTGAAAACAAAAGAGTTGTCAA